CTGATCGACGGTTGCCCGCCATCGGACTACCGCGAGTTCCTCGGCGAGCTTGCGGAAGACGTGCGGGCGCGGCTGGAGTGCCTCGACGAAGAAGAGCGCGATGCGGAGGAAGAGAAGCCATGACCATCGTTGGCTACCAGGACGACGAGCAGTTGATGAGCGTGGAGGCCACTGTGTGCATCGATATCGGCCCAGCCCCTGGGATCTTCCTCATCAAGCCAATCGGGTGCGTCTGTGCTGGCGACATCTCCGATGACGAGTTGCGACGCATGGGGGCCGAGTGGACCAGGCGGCTTTTGGCGCTCGCGGCGAAGCAAAGGGAAGAAGCTGCGAGCCGTGTGCGCATCACCGAGGAGCCGAAGCCATGACGCCACTCGAAACTCCACTCGAAGAACTCAGGCAGGCGCTCGATGTCGCCGCCGTCAGGATTCAACGCAACGCATTCGACGAGGGAGCGCTGGCGATGCTCAACCAACTGGTGCGCGACGGGAAGGTCGCAAAGCGCGTCGCCGCCACCTACACGCCCATCAACGTGCGCGAGACGCTTGAGGGTCGGCCGTGACCGCGCTCACTGGCCGCGCACTCGACCTCGCCTGCGCCACCGCGCTCGGATGGACTCTGGAGGTTGGAACCGGGTGGTGGTTCCCGCCGAAGCCTGATGCCTACGACTCAGGGCGTGCTGAGCTTTGGGTGCCGAAGTACTCGGAGGACGCGGCGACGCAGCCCGAGATGCTGGCGTGGCTGCGTCAGCGCGGATGCCTCTTGGAGATGTTCGAGATCCCCGAGGGCGACGACGATGAGTTGGTCGTCTGGCGGGTGCAAGGATGGATTCGCTCATGTAGCGATTCAAGCCTCGACGTCCGCGGCGAGACGCTCAACCAAGCGATCGCCCGTCTCGTCGTCGCGGTCGCCGCAGCCCGCGAGGCAAAGCCATGAATCCTCCTCTCGTTTCTCGTTCCGAGTCGAGCGACTGGGCACTGCCGCGCGTCGTTCCCCACTGCAAACCACACGTCATCGCGAAGTGGAGCGAGTGGCGGCAGCTCGCGTGGTGCGGCAAGTGTCATGGCCCGGTGTCCGCTTCCGACGTCATGTGTTCGCTCGACGAGGCGTGGATGCGCCGACGTGCGAAGCGCCGCAGAAAGAGCAAGGTGCAGCCATGAACCTCCTCGACCAACTGGAGCAACTGCACGCGGCTGCGACGCGCGATAGCGCCGGCTGGAATTGCGAGGGGTGTCAGAAGCTCAAGACGCGGTGCCGTTGTGCGGAGATCGCGTTTGAGGCACTGCCCGCTCTGCTGCGGCTCGCTCGCGCTGCCGAACCCATGGCCTACTCCGCGTTGCAGATGGTCTCGGTGAAACCCGCCGAGTTCGCTGCGTTCATCAACGAGACGTCGGGGGAACTGCTCGATGCCATCAAGCCGCTGCTCGCCGAGGTGAAACAACCATGACCATGAGAACTCTTGAAACCCTCATCCTCAACGAAGCCCGCGAGCTGTTTCGCAACCGTAAGCTGCGGATGAAAGACATCCGAGAGTGGTCCACGGCGGAGATCACTCCAGAACCTGACGAGGTCGTCGCGAAGACGCAAACAGCCTACGTCGCGATCCTCCGCGAGCACGACAAGCGCCCACAGGTGAAGCCATGAACCAGCAAGAAGCCATCGCCGCGTTGGGCGGCCCCCAGAAGGCGCGCGAGTTCATCGAGCGAACGTGCATAAGCCTGCCGAATCGCATCGATCAATCCAAGGCGCTGATGCAGCTCGCCCTCGCCGCGCTCGACCAGCCCCCGCCGCAGCCCGCGTCCGATGCCGAGATCGATCGCTGGGACGTCGACCTGCGCACAGCGATCATGGAGTGGTCGCATGCCGAGGAAGCACACGGCGATGAGTGGCGCAAGGTTTTTGATCAGATCGCCAGGGCGAAGATGTTGATGCGCCGCGCCGCGCCCCCGAGCAGCGGCAGGCTGCGGGAGGCGCTGCTGAACACATCGTGGCATGCCGACGGTGATGGACGGATCAGCTTGTTCAGCGACGACTGGGACAAGCTGCGCAAGCTCGCCACCGAGCCGCAGGACGCTCGCTCGGTGTCGACCGACATCGGAGTCGACGACTACCGCATGCGGCTCCTCGACGCCGTAGAGGAGCGCAACGAGGCGCGCACCCAGCTCGCCACAGCGCACAATGAAACGCGGGAGGCTCGCAAGGACCGCGACGCCGCGCGCAAGGAACTCGCCGAGGCGGTCCGCAAACACAACGAGGTTCGCGACGAACTCGCCGCCCTGCGCGCCAACCCGCAGCCGCGAGTCGCGGTGCCGAAGAGATTGCAGCAGGCGCTCTCCAACATGCAAGCGAGGCTCAAGGCATTCGACAACGACTTGAGCCCTATCGGTTCCAGTGAGGAACGCAGGATCTTCATGGAAATCATAGGCGCAACTGAGAGTCTCGTTGAGGCAGTCGAGTCGCTCGACGCGGCGGCGCAGCGGCGAGTAGTCGTCGAGCCCGAGCCACCGCAGCCGATCGCCGAGTTGCAACGGCTGCTGGACGAAATGCGCGAGGCACGAGGAACGTTCGGGCCGTTCGCGCCAGGACTCGAACAGGTCCGGGCCGTCATCGACGCGCTGGCCAAGCGGGCGGGTGCCAAGTGACCACGAGCGCCATCATCTACTACGAATCCGACTGGCTCTTGGTCGGCGATCGTGTCTGCCCGCGATCGCTCTACGAGCAACGCCACAGCGAGGCGTTCAACGGTCGCCAGCGATGGGAAGCGTTCATCGCAACTGGCGAGATTCCGAAGGACTGTCCCGAGCTGAGACGCGTATGCCGCATCACGCAGGTAGGTGCCCAATGAGCAGCATCTTCTACGAATTCAGAGCACGCCACGCCGAGAGTGCCGCACGCCGCGCTGCTCATGTCGACGTCACTTGGGACCTCATCAGGCTCGAAGCGGTCGAACCGAACGCCGTCAGGATGACGTTCGCGAATCCGCGAACGACGCGCGCCGGCAAGAAGACCTATCGCGGCGCGGCCACGCTGACACCGCTCGTCACGCACGCCGAGATCGACGCGGAACTGCGAACCTACGAAGCGACAACCGGCCACTGCGGCGACTGCTTCGGCAAGGGCAAGGTCCCGTGCGGCCACTCGGTGGCAGAAGGAACGCGCTACCAACCGTGCGATCGGTGCAGCGGCACCGGGAGAACGAAGCCATGAACCACATCGTCGAAGACCAGCGCCGAGAGATCGCCAAGCTGCGCGAACAGGTGCGCCAACTCATGGACCCGATCGAGCGTCAGGCGATGCTGAGCCCTGGGCCGTCGATGATGCTGAGCACAGACCAGTCCGTGAACGTCATCGCGGCGATGAACGACAAGCTGCGCGCGGACCTCGCAGAGGCGAACGACCTGCGTAGCTTCTACATCGCCGAGAGGGATCGCGCGGTGGCGGCGCACGACCGCTGCTACGCGATGATCTCAGAGGCGCGGATAGCAGCGGCCGAAGTCGATGGCAACGTCATCCCACCAACACACATGCCGTATCTGGACCTATCGGCATGGATTCGCAACCGCGCCACGCAGCCGGTGCGCGCGGACATCGCCGCCGCCGAGGCGCTGTTGCTCGGCGTTCTGTCCGACAGAACACTGCCGCCTGGGATCGTCAGGCGCATCGAGGAGTTCGTGGGGCGCAAGGAGCCGAAGGCATGAACCCAAACGGTGAGCCTGAACGCATGGGCGCGGAGACGGGATACAACCACCTCATCAACGAGCTTCGGCGCGAGATCGCCGAGCTTCGCGACAAGAACGAGAATCTGTCACCCTCTGTCGTCATCACGACTTCGCCCGACGTCGATGACATCCACCTCTCGTCTAAGCTCACCAGCGGTCTGACGGAAGCGACTAGAGCCATCGTTAGGGGCCATCTCAAGGCGAAGCGGATCAACGGCTACGACTCATCAACATCTGCGGTCAAGTACGCTGGCGATCGGCGGCCCGAGGCCGTGTTTCTGGTGCTCGACCCAGAGGTCTACAGGACCATCGTCGAGCCGGTCCTCGACCAAGCGGAGCGCGACGGGCTCCTGGACATCGAGACGACGATCAGCTAGCGCCGCCTGCGCCTGCGTGAAGACGGGCGGAAGTAGCTCGCCGCCATCTCCAGCACCGCGTCGTAGCCGCGCAGCAACTCGACGCGCTTCTGGCCGAGAGAACGCAGCTTGGCCGCCTGCTGCTCCTCACTGAGCTGCGTCCAGTTCTTGCCGGTGAGCTGGCGCCGCGCCTCGAAGCTCGACGCAATCGCCGAGTCGTCCTTATCGGGCAACGCCTGCCTGATCGCATCAGCGATCTCGGCGCCATGGCTGCCGCCGTCTTCGGCCTTGAGCTTGTTGATCGCGGCGCGCATCGTGTCGACGAACGCGGCATCGGGGTTGTCCGGGAAGTCCTCGCCGATGTCGCGCTTGGCGTCGAAGCGCCGGCTCGCCTTGAGCGCGAGTTCCAGGTCCGGGTCGGTGCCGAGGTAGGTCATGCCCACCCCGAGCGGTCCGTTCATCGCCCACTTGGCCAGCGGCACCTCATGGGCGATGAAGTAGCCGATCTGCTGGAGCGGCGACTTGCCGGCGTAGTCGCTGCCGGCCCCGAGGTTGCCACCACCCATCGTGGTGCCGAACGCGTGCACGAACTGGGCTGTCGCGATCGTGCTGCCGACGCCGGGGACCATGCGCGCGGTCGTCTCGGCCAACTGCGCCAAGCCCTTTTCGTCGCCCGTCAGGTAGGAGTAGGCCCCGCCTGCCACGAACGACCCCACCGAGCCGAAGAAGGAACCCACCAGGGCGGCTCCCGCGAACTTGGCCACGCCGCCAGGAGTCGACAAGTCCTCCAGCGTCTCGCCGAAGAAGCCTTGCAGCTCGTCCCACTGGCCGGTGAGGAACTTCATGATCGCCTGGCCGGCGACGTAGGTGCCGAGGTTGAAGCCCATCAGCCGGCCGAAGTTGGTCGCGGCCGAACTGGCCTCCTCCGGCGTCTTGGCATCGCGCATCGCCACCACCGCACTGCGCATGTTCTCGGTCTGCCGCTGGAAGAAGTTGGTGAAGTGAACCCACCTGCCGAGGCGGCTACTACCGAAGCCCGACTTGTTGATCGGCTGGTCGCCTCTACGCGTGATGCGCACCAGCCCGTTGACAGCGATGTTGTCGTACGCCTTGGCTGGTGCTTCGCCCGAGACGATCTGCTGCGCCTGGACATCCGAGAAGCGGAACAGCGTCTTGAGCGCGGCCACGTCGTTCGCCTCGCGGCGGCCCTCGCGCCAGCCGTCGACCGCATCATGCCACGCCTTGTGGACCTTGGCGTCGGTGATCGCCTGGGTGATCTCGAACGGGACCAAGAAGCCTTGCTGCGCCGTCTTGGCGATGGCCTTGAACTTTTCTAGCTTGCCCTGCTCGCCAGCGATGCCGAGCCAATCGGTGACGTGTAGCGCGAACCCGCCGGCCGCCTCGCGTTCCTTGAGCAGATCGGTGAAGCGCCTGGCCTTGAGCATGCCGTGCACGTAGTCGGCCGCCGCTCCCATGCGATCGCGGCCGAGCAGCGCGCTCGCGGTCGCCCAGGGCTCGCCGATGTTCTGGATCGGCGAGCCGAGCGTCATCTTGCTGGCCGCGGCAAGGCTGTTCAGCGACTGCGCGACTTCGAGCGTCTTGTGCCAGCCGCTGCCGACTTCGACGATCTGGCTCGGCCTCACGGTGGCCATGCCGTGCAACGCGCGCAGTGCGGTCGCGACCAACTGGCGGTCGGCAGGCGACTTCACGCTGTTGACGATGGACAGGTAGGGCACCGGCAGCCCATCGGCGAACGCCTGCTCGGCGGTCTGGCCTTCAGGCGGCGGCTCGTCCGGTCCCAACTCCTCGTAGACGCCAAGCCGCTTGGCCGCGAGATCGAGCATCGCCTTGCCGTGCCGCAGCAGGTTGGTCTCCATGATCTTGACGACCTCGCCGTTCGCGGCGTCGCGCATGTGGTCTGGCATGTAGCGGAACCGCCGCATCGTCTCGATCGGATCGCGGCGCTTCATGGTCCGCGCCTCGGTGTAGCCCTCCTCGGCGAATATTTCCTCGACGCGCTCTCGGGTCATCTTGTTGACCTTGGCGATGCTGTCGATGACGCCGTTGTAGAGCCGCCCTTCACGGCGCAGCAGCGCATCACGGACCAGCGGCGTGAGTTGGCGCGTCGCCACATCCTTCGTGGCCTCACGGCTGACAAGCACCTGCTCGCCCTCGGCGTTGGTGATCTTCACGCCCAGGTCGTGGGCCTTCTCGCGGATCGCGTAGGTCGCGGCGTCGTGCGCCTTCAATGCGGCGCGGGCTTCGTCACTGACCACGGCGCGGTCGGTGTTGAAGAGTTCCTGGAGATCCGTCTCCTTCATCACCTGGTCTTCACGGAACCCTGGCTCCCAGCCTGAGTCCGTCGCCTCAGTCCACCGCATCGTGTCGAGTTCGGGCAGTCGCTTGCCCGCCGTCGCCATGATCTCGCGCATCAGAGGCGCCCACTGCGCATCGTTGCGCCGCGTGCCGCCTTCAATCGCGAAGACGCTCTCGACGATCTTCGGATGCGTCGCACCCAACTTGTCCCGCAGCTTCTCCGAAAGCCCGGTGATGCCCCACTTGGTCGCCGGGTTGTCGAGGAACGGCGACAGCGCATGGCCGAGAGCCTTGGCCGGCATCGTGCGCATCAGGTCGAGGAAGCGCTTGCCGGCTTCGAGCGCGCCGCCGACATCGATGAAGCCGGCTTCTTCGCCCTGCGATCTAGGAGGTTGCTCCAGGAACAGTTCCCTCTCAGGTCGCCGCGAGAACCGACGGGCTGGATGGGATTCGGGCAGGTTGGAGACCCGCGACGCTTCAACCACACTCCTTGGAACGCGAGCCTCGATGATGTTGCCCTCGACCATACCCTTGTCGAGATACCACTGAGCCTCCTCACGCTGGTCTGTCCACCACTTGCCGGTGGCTTCATCGGAAGCCTGGACATCAGGATTCTGTTCGAGCCATTCGGGGCGACGCTTCTCACCACGCTTCTCCTGCGCCCGGTAGATCGTGACCATCTCATCCGGCCTCGGTTCCTGCGCCGCCTGCATGTCGTCCATCACCACATCCGGCGTCTTCGTCGTAAGCATCTCGGCTACCGCCACGATCACCTTGCCGGCGTGCTCGGGACTGCCGTGCGCCATGCCTTGCAGCGCGTCGGGCAGCACCTGCAACGTCTCGGCCACCGCCTGATCGTTCTTCGCCGAGACCGTGTCCATCGTCTCGATGACCTTCGACAGCATCACGGTGTCGGCCTGCGACAGATCGGGACGCCCGTTGAGCACGCCCTTCAGCGCCTCGACCGCCGCCTCCTGGATCGGATGCAGCGCGTCCTGCCCGCGAGCCGGGAACTCCTCGGCCGGCCCCCACTTCGGGTCTGGCGACAGCGGGGCTTGCAGTACCTCGCCCATGCGGATCGTCCGCATCACCCCTGGCGCATCGCCCTGGCCGGCTTCCGCCACGGTGCCGTCAGCCGACACCAGCGTACCCGGCAGCAGGATGCGGCTGTCCATCGCCGACAGCAGCTGCGCCCGGCGTAGCAGGTCAGAGAACTCCCTGGCCGGCATCGGGGTCTCGATGCCGAGCAGGTCCTCCAGCTTGGGCGACGCCCAGCCCTGCCCATCCTCGATGGTGTAGGTGTGGTCGGTCCCAGGCAGTTCCATCTCGGTGGCCGGCTCCCGCTTTGCCTCGCCTGGGCCGCCCTTCGGCTTCTTGCCCTTCGGGGGCACCTCAACGTCGCCACCGCCCTCTGGAGGCGGTTCCCTGCGCGTAGGCTCCCCTGAGACCTCGGGCCGGTAAGGCTCTCCCAGGGGCTCCCCAGGGCCTCCCGGAGCCTCGGGTCCGGTCCGCTTCTCGCCCCGTGGCGGCTCCTTGCCCAGTCCGAAGGCCTCGACCAGCTTCTCGGCCAGCGAGTCGATGGCCTGGATTCGCGACTGCTCGACCCCCTCCTCGCCCCGGGCTCGCATCCTGGGAGCGCTGCGGGTGTGGTAGGCGATGAGCTTCCTGGCTTCCTTGGCCGAGACCGACAACTGCCCGCCGCCGGCCTCGGCGATCGCGGCGAGTTGCTTGCCCAGTGGGGTGGATTGCCCGACCAGCGACAGCGCCTGCCGGGCTGCATTGCCGCCAACCTCCACCGTGGCGATGCCCTCGGGGAACTCGCGGGACTGCTGCGCCAGGAACTCGCGGCGGGTGTCGTCCTTGGTGTAGTCGATCGACTCGGGGCGCGGCTCGCCGGGCTCCGGCTGCTGGCGGCCGAACTCGCCGTAGAACTCCTGCTCGGTCAGCTCGCGGGTCGCGTTGGTCTCCCGGTGGCGGATCTTCACCTTGCCGAGTTCGTTTGACACGATGTCGTAGCCGGCGCGTTCGAGCGGCGATTGCAGGCTCTGCAACTCGTTCGGGATCTCGATTTCCTTGACCGGACGCCAGCCCAGCCGGATCACATCCGCGCCGAGCAGGTTCTCCCACTGCGCTTCGATCTCGCGGCGCCCCGGCCCCTCGACCGCCTCGGTGTAACGCTCGCCGATGATGCGCTCGCCGCGGGCCTCGGCCGCCTCCATCTCGGGAGAGCGAGGGCGATCCTGAGGCGCTGCGCCTGGCTCCTGCGGGACGGTGTCGAATCGGTTCCCCTCGCGGGTCGGCTGGGCGCTGTCGATGGTCCCAGGTCCCCTGCCTCCAGGCTGCCGTTCGTGCTCGAACTTGTGATGCCAGAACAGCGAATCGAGGGCCTCCTGCTGCGCCCTGTTGAGCGGCCCCTCGGTCTTCCCACCCGGCTGCTGCGGCGTCTCGGGGCGCTGGGTCCCCGGCGTCGGGATGCCGCGCTGCATGCGCGGGATGTCCTTGAGCGGACGCGAGAACGCGGCGAGGCCGAGTGCGGTGCCAGCGAACTTCTCGATCACCCGGTCCAGGTTCTCGAAGTTGCCTTGCAGCACTCCCGGCTCCAGCGCCGTGCCGTACAGATCCTCGCGGAACTGCGCATCGAGATGCAGCAGCCCAGCACCCTCGATGCCGCCCTTCACCGCGTAGCCGAACAGCTTGCGGAACGGCATCATCGGTGCGCCCGGCATCCGCGCCTTGATCCAGCCATCGAGCAGGCGCTCGCCGTACGCCTCCTGGGTCTGGCCCTTCACCGGGAGGATCTTGGCCTTGATGCCGAAGTCCTTGAGCGCGGTGACGAGATCGCGGCCAACGGGATCGAGGTTCTTCGCGGGCGTCTTGAAGATGCCCCTGAGTGCGGCGCTCGCGATCTGACCGGCCCCGTGCATCACGGTGCCCATCACGGCGCCGGACCCAGCGGCTCCAATGCGTTCCTCGGCGGTAGGCGTGCGGCTCTCCCCGGTCTCGGGATCGACGCCGCGCTTCGTCAGCGCCTCATAGCCGGCGAAGCCACCGGCAGCGCGAGCGAGTCCCTCGACACCCTTGCCGGCACCACCCATCTTGACGAGCCCGCCAGCAATCCCGGCACCGGGAGCCATCGCTGCGCCAGCCACCTTGCCAGACAGCCCCGCGATCATGCCCTTGATGTCGGCAGCAGTGCCGAGCACACGAGCAGGCAACGCCCCGGTCTCGTCCATCGCCTGCTGCTGGCGGCGGATCGTGGCGGCGTCGGCTTGGTTCGAGCCGGTGAGCTGCCCCATGATCGCGGTGGTTTCCGAGCGCACGTCCCACGGCGTGATCTTGGCACCCATGACGTTCATGACGGCGGCCCCGATGTTCACCGGGATCTGCGCGGTGCCGGTGACGAGGCGCTGGATCGGGTTGACCGCGTAGTCGAGCGCAGCAGCGGCGAGCGGGTTGCGCTTCCTGCCCTCCTTGGCCTGCCGGATCATGCTCTCCGCCTCCACGGTCTCGCGGCTCGGCACGAACGCATCGCCGAGATCCCAGCCATCGGGGTAGTCCGGGCGCTTGCCGGTAAGGTAGTCGCGGATCTGTCCGCGCATGTCCGTGTTCACCGTCGCGTAGCCGACGAACGCTCGCCTTGCAGTCGCAGCCGCCTCCTTCGGATCGCTGATGGCTTCGATCGCGACCTGCCCGTTGTCGAACAGCTTCGGCACCTGGAGTTGGTCCGACCGCAGCTTGAGCAGGCGCATCAGGCGCGACTTCGCCAGCGTCACGTCGGGCGCTGGTTCCTGCGGTTGCATGGGCTGCTGCGGCAGCGCCGCCGGGAGATCGGTGGCGCTCACTTCTTCGGCTCCGGTTGCAGCAACTGCTTCAGCAGATCATCGAGCGCGGTGTCCGATACCTCTTCTTGCGGTGGCGCGGCAGGCGCCGTGCCGTTGGCACCCTCGCGGAGCTTCTTGGCCTCGTCCTGGACCGCCTTGATGCCCTTGGTGATGTCGGCCGCCTCGGCGTCGCGCGCCTTCTTCTCGGCCGGCGTCCCGATCGGCATGCTCTTGAGCCCCTCGCGGCGATCCAGCAGCGCGTCCTGCTCGATCTTGAGCGCGTTGAGCCGGTTGGCATCAGCATGCTGCAACCCAGCTCGTTCGGTCGCACCAGTCTGCTGCGCATAGACGCGCTCCAGCGCAGCCCCAGCCGACTTGCCGGCAATCTCGGCTCGCGAGGAACGGTCCTTCTTTCCCTCCTCCGCTGCCGCGGCTTGGCGATCGTCCTGCAATTTGCTCAGGCCGGAGAGCTTCTGCTCGATTTCGTTGAGCCTCGCCTGAAGCCGCAAACTCTCGCGCTGTAGCGCGTAATCGCCCTGCATCCGCGTCTTGCTACCCTCGTTCTCAGCGATCTGCGACTCGATGAGGCGGTTTTGCTGATCCAGGTCCTTCTTGGCCTGGGCCTGCATCTCGGGTGAGGCGTCGGTCACCTCACCGGTCTTCCGACTGAAGTCGCCGCCCATGCTGCGGATCAACGCCATCTCGCGATCGGACAGTTGGCCGTAGCCCATTCCCGGAGGCGGCTGGTTGAGCTTCTTCCGCGCAGCGGCTGACTCATCCTCCGCAAGATTCGCCCGTGCGGTCGAGATGCGGCGCTCGTTCTCCAGCATCGCGGTCGTGTGCAGCTCGCGGCTCCAGTTCAGTTCCTCCATCGCCTGCTGCTTGCGGATGCGATCCATGGCGAGCGAGGAAGCGGCGAGATCCTTGCGCATCGCCAGCTCCTGCTGCTGCATCGATATCTGCTGCCCTTGCTGCGCGATCTCCACGCCCTGCGCCATGGTCTGTGAGAAGTGCTCCAGGGAACGCTGCATGTTCTGCTGCGCTGGCTGCACGCTCTCGGTGGCCTGCTGCGCGAACTGCTGGGAACGGAAGGCTGTATCGTCGGCCATGTTAGTAACCCTCGTTGCTCAGGCGTCGCCTTTGCCATTCCGCGCCTGAGTACTGCGGCTTGCTCGCGAGCTTTCTGGATCTCCCACCCATCGCAGGAGAGGCATCGGTTCCAGCATCCTCCAAGCGGATGCCAGAGACTTCTTCATCGCCACCGAATCGACGCCTCTGCCATTCCGCGCCGGAGTACTGCGGCTTGCTCGCCAGCGCGATCGCCGACAGCATGCTGCCGCGAGCCGAGAACTGCATCAGCGCCGTGCTCTCCTCGCGGCTCGGATCGTCCGCCCACAGCTCGGTCGTGGTGTCGAGCGAACCCGGAGCCTGCCCCATCGCCGCACCAGCAACCTCGGGTCCATCGAAGGTGGCGAGTCCACTGGTCCGCTCGCCTGCGCCTGCCATTCCCCCGCCGCCGCCTGGGCCGCCAGCGCCGCGCACGCGACTGCCGCCGCCGCCCATGCCGCCAGGGCCGCCGCCGCCGCCTGAGCCGTAGCTGCCATCGACGGTGGCACCTCCGGCTTGGTCCATGCCGCGCACGTTGCTGCCGGGAGTGCCCTGGCCACCTCCCTCCGGCCCGAGAGCTCCTGGACGGTATCCAGCATCTGGCGCCTGGCCGCCTGGTTGGCCGGGACCGCCACCGAACATCGAGGAGCCTGGGTCGCCCTGCATCGAGCCGGGGACCTGGCCGCCCTTGGCGGTGCTGCGGTTGGCGTTGGGATCTTGCTGGCCCGGCTGCCCCTGGAGCGCCGCCACGGTGCCGCCGCCGAGCACGTTGAACGCCGACAGCCCCGTGATGAGCTGCGCGTTGCGGTTGAGCTTGTTGGCGTTCTCCTCGGCCCGCTTTCGGATCTGCTCGCGGTAGTCGATCAGCAGGTCGGGCGCCTCGACGTTGAGCGCCTCGGTGCCGTAGAGCTGCGCCTTCTGCCCGAACATGCCGCTCGCCACCGCCGCGGACCCGCCTGGGCGGTAGCTCTGGAACAGGTCGAGCCCCTGCCGCATCGACTGCTGCGCATCACCCCACAGCGTGCGTCGTCGAGCCTCGGAGCGGCGGTTGGCCTCGTACTGGTAGTCGAGCGCATACTTGCCCTTGGGCATCGGCCCGACCGGAAAGCCGTTCTCGTCCCAATGCGGCGCGTTCGGGCCGTAGGGGTCCTGCGTCGCAGCCTCCTGGGCCTGCCTGTCGGCGATCTCTTGCGCTCGCCGCGCGCGCGCTGCGTTGCCGGGACCGCCACCGAACGTGCTGCTGAAGAATCCCATGGCTACACCTTAGCCGCCGCTCGCCGCACCCGTTCATCCGGCGTCGCCACCGGACCGCGCTTGCGCTGCACAACGCCCACCGCGATCGGCACGCCGGTCAGCACCGAGGCCAGGACCGCACCACCCATGTAGATCAGCGAGGCCCAGTCGCCAACATCGTTGGCGGTGTCGAGCGCCTCCCGCGCCGCGTCGCGCTGCTTGCGGGTGATCTGGCCGTTCCGATACGAAGTGTCGATCGACGTCCATGCGGCGTCGTGCTGCTGCGGAGTCATCATCGCCCCGCAGCCTGGCAGCACCGCGATGCAGAGACAGAGCACGTAGAGAGAGAGTCGTTTCATGGCTGCCTTCCTTTGGCGAGGTCGTCGCCGAGTTCTTCTGACCGCATGGTCCTGGCGTGCGCCGCGTCGGCCTTGATCCGGTCGGCCACCGTTCCAGTCAACAGCGCAAGCTGCTCGTTCAGTCGCCCGATCTCCCGCAGGGCGTAGGTCATGTTGGAGTTCACGTCTTTCTGGATGACGCCCTGCCCACGCTCGACTCGCTTGATTCCAGAATAGACCGTCACGAACGCAGCGGCGAGCGCGGCGACCAGTAGCGAGACGTCCTTGAGGATCTGGTGAACCGTCTCCTCACACTTCTCGTGCGAGGCTCGCGCCTCCCGCACCAGAGTCGCATTCACTTCCGAGAGATCGGCGGCGGTCTTGCTGAATGCCTCGACGTTCTGTTGGTTCTTCGCCGTCGCATCCTGGACCGTGGCACTGAAAGCGGCAGTCACGGCCCGCATCGTTTCGCCGTGGGCGCGCTGCATGATGGCCACGGCGGCGATCACCGCGATCGCTGCGCCGCCGCCGCCGATCAGTTCCCAGGGGAAGGTCGCTGGTTCTGCGAAGATCATCATGGGTTCAGGCTGTTCTGGTCAGCACCAAAGAGCTGCCGTCCATGATAGATGTGTTGTTCGCTGCGTCGCTGTTGTGCCACAGTTCCAGGTCGCCCGCGTCGCTGACGACCATGATGCCCTCGACGATGATGAGCGTGTTCGTGGTCGCAGCGTCGTGGTTCGTCAGCGGGCCGAGGTTGCACGCCGTTGTGCTACGGGTGATCGTCGCGAAGACACCCTGGATTTCCTCGGCGATGCCAGCCGTCGCGCTGTCGGCAACGCCAGTCGTCGCCGACGTGCCGGTGTCCGCGTAACGCATGAACGCTGCCATGCGCGTGACCGTGCCGGTGTAGTTGATCCCGAGCGCGAGGCCGACCGTCGTGTTGGCCGCCTGCGTGATGAGGTAGTAGGTGAAGACGTAGGTACCCGCCACGAGTGTCGCGCTCAGGTCGGTGACCTCGGTTCCGGTCGCCGAGGCGATGTCGTGCTGGGTGTTGAGGTGCTTCGTGGTCGGCAGGCCTGAAATCTGCGCGAAGACGCCGTCACCACGCAGAACCTCGGTCGCGTCTCCCGAGAGATCGATCAAGGCCAAGTCGCCCATGTCCGTGACGTCGGCAGCGACGTGCTCGTGAGCCGGAACGCTCGCGACGTTCGCCTTGGCTTGTCCTGCCGTGGCAATGTCCCAAGTAATCGTGGCCGTGTTCGTAACGACCCGTTCTGCTGACAGCCCAGCATCGGCCACGCCGACCAGATACTCGGCTGTCGTCGGGGCGCCGCCGCCACTCGCGTTGAGAGTCGCGCCGCTCATCGAAAGGTTGGTGCCGAGTGCGATCTCTTGCAGGTCGCCCACACCCCCGCCGGCACCGCGACCGACGAGCAGTGATTCGCCAGAGGCGTTCTGGATCTTGGCGAACGTCACCTGATCGGCGTTGATGTCCGCGGTGTCGACGAGCTTGCTCGCTGCGTCTTCAACCCCGGCGGTGACGTGGAGGAACCCGGTGCCGGTAGGAGGTGTGCCGCCAGCCACTCCGACGTACGGCAGCAGCGACCACTTGCGCACGCCGTCCCCGACCTTCATCTGCCCGGTGTCCAGCTCGAACCCAGGCTGCCCGTCATCCAGCACCGGGTCGACGAACAGCCAGCGCGCAGCCGTGCCGCGCTTGAACTGGATCGGGAGGTTCAGTGTCTTGGCCAAGTCACACCAGTCCGTTGTCGACCACGAGGTTGTTCAGCCACTCCTGGAGGCGGATCATGTTCTGGTAGACATGCTCGTCCTTCGGGTCGGGAATCAGGTCGATCTCGTTCATTGGACACCGGCGTAGAGGTTCTGGAGCTTGATCTGGGCGCCACCCACGATGGTGAGCCGCACCTGATGGTTGGCACCGCTGCTGCCGCCCTGGGCCAGCGGCACATCGTGCACGGCATCGTCAGGCAGGTCGATGCCGATGTTGCGGTAGTTGGCCGGTGAGTCGCTCGTGAACGGCTTGGTGCTCGTCGCCGGGATGCCTTCGAGATCCTGCTCGGTGCGGGCCGAGGCGGTCACGAACGCATGCTGCTTGGTGCTGGTCAAGCCCTCGCTGTGCCGGCTGGCGAGCACGTAGCGCAGCCCGATCGACGACAGCCGCGTCGTCGCGTCGGCCTTGAGGTTGAAGAACGTGGTGTTCACCGTCATCACCCTGGCCCCGACGATGATCGTGTCGCCCGCCGTCACGGCGATGGCGCTCGACAGCGTGATGCTGTTCGCGGTCTGCGAGACGACCGTTGCGCGACCGCGCAGCGCTGCTTTCGCCGTAGCTGTTGGAGTACTGTAGACCAGAACTTCGAGCCCGATCCAGGTGCGCACGCCGGTCGGCGTGATGGTGAGGGTGGCGAGGGTTCCGGTGTCGACGACGAGTTGCTGGAAGCATTCCTTGTCACCGTTGCCGTAGAGGTCGTCCAGCACATCGAGGCGGTTCTCACTGTCGAGGATGAAGACGCGGGAGTTGCCCTCGGCGTCAACCCCTCGCGGCATCCCTTTAATGCCGAAGTTGAGCGGCGGGCGCCACACCGACCAGACGCCGGGGCCGTAGCTGTAGACCAGGATCTCGTCGCACGGGAACCTGGAGCGGATCTGGTCCGCGACCGGGACACCGTTCTCCAGCACCGCAGCCGCTGCGTCCCAGTTGTAGCTGGTGCCGCGGTAGTTGACGGTCAGGGCAGCAGCGCCAGTGGTGCCAGCGCGGCCAGCGTAGACGCCGAAGTAGAGCAGCCCGCGCTCGGCGTCGTGGCAAGCCCAGGAGTGCCGCATCATGCCGTCGCTCTGCGTGAGGTAGCGGGCGGTCTCGCCAACGAACAGATTCTCCAGCGGTGCGCCGATGAAGTCGCTGCCCATCAGCACGGGGCCGCGTTGGCTCATCCAGGCGCAGCCGCCGTCGAAGGAGACCATGGAGTTCGCCGCGATGCAGCCGAACTTGTCGCCCACGATGTCGGGAGGAATCCCGACCGGAGACTGCGAGAATGCGATGCTGTAGGTGCGCTCGCGCGTGCACACGATTGCCTGACCGCTGGCGTCGCCGATCGCCTCGATGTCGTGGTCATACTCGTTGGCGAGCACTGTGGTGCTGGTCGCTGGGGTGACGCCTGGGTTGTCCGGTTCGCTGATCTGGAGGCGCGAGCGCGGCAGCAGGATGTAGGAGTCCTGGATGCGCGTCTCTGGGTCCAGCAAGGCGATGTCCGGGAAGACCGGCGTGTCGAGAGTCGAGTAGCGCACGTCTGGCACGCGCCCGCTGTTCGTGTTTGGGACCGCCCCAGGCCAACCGATGTCCGTGTTCTCCAGCTTGTTCAGCACGATCGCCTTGCGCGGGTAGGGCAGCAGCGTCTTGCTGACCACCACTTGCCCAGCGTAGGCCGGCGGGACGTGCTTCGCCGCACAGCCGAAGTCGGTCTCGACGCCCTCGAAAGAGGCCGCAGCGACCGGGGTGGTGAAGTCGTTGACGAAGGCGCTGCCGACGCGGTCCGGGTTGAAGTTGATCGCGTCGAGATTGGGAGGGGTGCCGGCGCCGTCGTAGAACAGCGACAGCGTGCCCTTCATCAGTTCCTTGCGCGAGCCAGCGTTGCCGAGCGCGCCGCCGAAGATCGTCCAGCCACGGATCGTGCGCGACGCCTTGGCGCCCATCGGCATCTGCTCGATCGTCTGCGGCACCAGCCCGAGACGTGTTTTCAGCACGGCGTCCGTCGAGTAGGCGGGCTGGAGGAAGGCATGGTAGAAGTACTCAGTCGATGCCCCTTCCGGCTGCAAACCGTACTTGGACGACACAAGGTTTTGCGTGATGCCAGACGTGAGAGCCTGGGGTCTGATGATGCGGTCGAAGTAGAACTCGTTGCCGTTGGCCTCTGTGCGATACAGCACGATCGTCAGCGCCAGCGACTCGTGCATCAGGTAGCCGGGGAAGTAGATGAAGAGATTGATGCCCTCGAATGGAGTCGCCGTCCCGGTCGTCAACGAAATCGGCTCGCTGCACAGACCAATCTCGCCAGTAGCCTCGTCGCGATACGCAATTTTGAACTTGTAGGTTGCGTTGCGCCCACTGACCGTTGCGTCGGACCCGCCCCAGTGCTCCGACGAAGCAGGTCCAGCCTCGACGCGAATGTGAATCGAAGTCGCCTGGGTCTTGTCAGGGTCCTCCCACATCACAGCCTTCGGCAGCCCGAGGCAGCGCGGCATGTCGTAGATGTCATTGCCGATCGCGTTGATGCCGTACTGCGAGGAGACCTCGTCGAAGTTCGGCGGGATCACTCCCGGCGCCTGGAACACGCAACCGTAGCCGGGCGCGACCAGCACGAGGCGGTTGCCGGCAACGTGCGGCACGAGGCGATACGGGATCGACTTCTGCCGGCGGCGCGAACGCCCACCGTTCGGCGTCGCGGCGTTGGCATTGCCCTGCTTCAAAGCCCCAGCAAAAGGTCCAGCAGCGTCGCCGAAGTCGCGCTGGCGGTTGGCGACATGCGCCGGGTGCACGATCGTGGAGACCGCCGTATCGACGCTGCCGCGCTCCAGGCTGGTCCAGATAGTCAGCGACTCCTTGTCGTCGCTCGTGGGGTTGCCTGGACCGCCCGCGACGCCAGGATTGGTGACGCGATCAATCGACGCCGTCTGCCCGGTCTGGGCTGCGATCACGCCGCCCGGGTTGGTGTTGATGCGAACGACGTTGGCCGCTGGGAACGAATCGACGACATGGCCAAGGCCATTGAGCAGCGCCGCAGAGACCCCCGTGGCACCTTCGATCGTGACGCGGTCACCGATCTGCAACGAGTTGAACAGGTTGGCGGTGCCGAGGAAGTTCGCGTTGAGCGTCAGGTCGATCTTGGTGCCAAGGCCAGCGTTGTCGTCGTAGCTCGTGATGTAGACCGTGCCGGTCGAGGTGTCGTTGAAGATTTCCTCGCGCACCAGGTCGCTCTCGCCACCGAGCACCCAGCGGCTGTTCAACATCTCGGCGAAGTGAAGCGTGGTCAGGCGCGTCCACACGTACTGCACTTCGGTCGGGGCCTTCTCGATCTGGTAGGGCGGCCCAGCCGTCAGAAAGCCGCGCCGAGCCATGATGTGGCTGCGGACGTAGCCGAAGATGTTGCCGGTTGGAAACGCCCCAAGCGTTCGCACCGACGACGCCGGGTCGATCACGCACTTCCAGCCAGGGAACGTGCGCAGCTCGCTGCCGTCCTTGCTGACGTAGCAGTTCTCCAGTTCCAGGAACTGAAAGGGTGCAGCCTTGGACAAGGTCGTGAGCCCCTGCCACGGCCCATCACCACGCAACGAGATCGGAACTGCGCCTACTTGCGGCATCAGAGCCCCCACTCATCGCCGCCCGGCCACGGTCGGTTGCTCCAACTGTCCATGGCGCCGAGCGCTTCGAGTTGGCCTTGCCGCATGCGGTCGTAGCGCAGGTTCTCCTTCTTCAGCGTCCGCCACAGCCGCTCCGACTCGGCGGCGTAGTAGCCAGCCATCGGCGCGTTGCCTGCGCACTCGGTGAGGCGCTTGCAGGTCAACATCACGATCAGCTCCATGTGGTCGATCGGCACTAGCGTCGCGTCGGTGTCGTTGACCAGGTCGGTCCACTGGGCGAGGTAGTGCACGATGAACGGCCCGCCGCTGTAGTCGTGCAGCGTGATCTGCACGCGACCGGAATCGGTGTAGCTGATGCCCTTGTAGGTCAACGCATGGCCGGGGTAGGCGGTCCGCTCGATACGCAGGATGCGCTTGCACACCCTCGGCAGGTCGATGGTCCCAGGGAACGACTGGGAGAGCGTGATCTCCTCAGCCCTGCGCAAGAACCACGCGGTGTCGCCAAGCGTGTTGTGGATCTCGCGAATGCTGTCGTTGATGAACATGTCGATCTGCGGCGCGGTGGCATCGCTGCCAGTCGCACTGCGCTCGTAGCGGCGTCGCACCTTGGTGCGGATCGCGCTGAGCGTCGGCAGTTCCGCCAGCAGGCGAGATGCGCTGTTGGCTCGTTCCTTGATCGCGTTCCACTCGGTTGCGGCAGCCTGCGCGATCGCGATCTGACCGGGTGCGAGGTAGTGGATCTGGTCGCCGTGCTTGATGAACGCATCCTGCGGCGTCGGGATGAATCCGGTCCAAGGATCGTCCAGCTTCAGTTGCAACGCCTGCTCGTTGGCGCTGTCTCGGTCGGCGTCCTCGTCGTGGTTGGGCAGCGTGACCGAACTCGGGCTGCACCCGAGGATGACGCACGGCACCCGCTGGTTGCCGAGCGCGGTGCGCACCTTGTCGCGGATCAACCCCACGTTCTCGCCTAGGTGCGCCAGCTTCTGCACGTCGAGCGTGTCGTTCTCCAGCAGCCCAATGAAGAAGATGCCCTGCGGATCGAGCGTGTCGCCTTGCGCGATGGCGAGGGCCTGCGCCGACGCGATGCCGGCAAGCACCGCGCCCATGATCCCGGTCGCGTTGGAGGGGTGGAAGTCGAGATGCGTGACGTCGTGCATCCACGAGAAGTAGACGATCTGCGCCGAGGTCCCGATGTACTGCGGTGCCGCCTGAGCGCTGTCGATGCCGATGGTGAACCCGTAGATCGGGTCGGGGAAGCGATACCGCAACTGCGTCATCAGCTCGGGCACGGCGTTGACCAACGTCGAAGTCGAGGTTCCAGTCGGCCCCGAAGAAGCAGCCTGCCGGTAGTTGCAGTAGTCGAAACCGGTGAAGAACACCGGGGCCACGTCGAGGAAGAACTGGAGGTCCTTCCACGCTGCACTCTGAGCGAAGTTGGTCAGCGTGTCGGCAGTGGCTGCACCGTCCAGCACGTAAATCGCGGTGTTGACGGCGGGCAGAGCCAGCAGTGCGTTGTCGAGCGTGATGGAGCGACCGTTCAACGCCGTGATCTTTCGCGACTCGCCGCTGGCAAACTTGACCCAGCGGCCGACGTCTGGCGCACCGAACGCCACGCTCGTCGTGTCCTGGGTGACGACCTTCGTGCTCTGGATGATGTCGTAGGTGATGCCGGCCCCGATTGCGGTCGTGACCGCAGGGCTGAAGATCACGGTGTCGGTAGCCGCATCGAAGTCGATGATCTCTCGGATCTGCCCGGAGTCTGGACCGCTGGTGAGTTGGATCCGATTGCCGTTCCAGAAGTCGTTGGCCTCGGTGAGCGCCGCATCCACCATGGTCGATGTAGAACCGCCAGCGTCCGAGGTTCCGCTCACTCGGATCAGAGCGCCCACACTGCGCGAGCCCGTGATGAGGCGCACTGTGCCGTTGGCCGAGAGGGTTGGCGACCAAGCGGAGGCGACAGTGAGCAGGTTGCCAGCTTGCGCCGTGATGCGGCGGAGGTTGCCCTGCCCGGTCGTGTTGGTCGCGATGTAGACCCACTGGCCCACGTTGGTGGCACCGAACGCGGCGCCATCGGTCTCGATCTGCGTGGTCAAAGGCACGTCGGTGATGTTGCGCACGTCGCTGACGGCGAACGGCATCTTGGCCTGCCACAGCTTGATGCCTGGAACCTGCACGCTCGCAGGCGTGGTGCTCGGGAAGGCCGGCAGGCCGATCACGCGCGCCAGGTCGGCGCCAGGCACATCGGACAGGAGTGACCCGGCCCCGTTGCAGTTGCTCGGGCCGATCACCACGAAGAACGGCAGCTTCTGGCCGGCCATGCTAGTCCTTGGCAGGAAGGTAGAGGTCGTCCGACTTGAGCTGACTGACCAGTTCGCCCTCCGAGAGCGAACAAGGGTTCAGGTAGTCATTGCCGTACTGGTTTCGCCGCATGCGCAGCAACTCACGCGGCACCGAGCCGATGTGGCGGATGCCGCCCTTGATCGCCTGCTTATCGTTCTGACGGGCGAGCTTCTTCTTCTCGGCGATGTGCTTGCGATAGCGCGCGTCCTGCGCCTCGGCGGTGTTGCCGCGCTCCCAACCGATCGGCACGCATGTGCCGTCGAGCTTGAAGGGGCGGCAGTTGCCCTTGACGAGCACTTCGCCCGACCACTCGTCGAACGTCTGGGCCGCCTTGCAGCCGCAGACGCAGGTCGAGACCGCCGAGTGCTGCGACATCGCCACGATCTTCTCGTGGCGAGTGCCGCAGGTCTCGCAGCAGTAGACGTAAGTAGGCATGACCTATTGGTTTAGGTCATTCCACTATGGCAGACAATTCACGATGCCTGCGCCCGCCTGCGGGTTGAGGCACACGAACGCCTGCTCGCCAGTGATCTGGCCGTCTTCGGCGTCGCGGGTCTTGCCGAGCGACTCCAGCGTCACCGGGCGCAGCACGCCGATCTTGAAGTAGGCGGGATCCATGAACAGCAGCACCTCGTCGTACGGTACCGTGATCCCGGTGATGGTCGTGCTCTGGCTCGGGATGTTCAGGTAGCGGTCGAGGTTGAGCCCGACGCGGCCGAAGTCGGTCGTGTAGTAGTCGACCGTGTCGATCACCTCGCGAGACGCCGCCGACAGCGTGCGCTCGTTGATGGCGCCGTTCGCGGTGAGCGCGAACTGGCTGAACAGGTTCTTGATGCGCGCACCGCAGAACCCCATCTTGTTCGCCTGCCGGCCGGTGATCTGGTACCACTGGGCCATCAGGTTGTCCTTGAACATCGCCTGATCGAGCGGCAGGCCCGCTGCGTTGTAGCACCAGGTCGATGCACCCGTGTTGAGCGCGCCGCCACCCGTGCCGAAGTTGTTGCCGTGGCCGTCGTTCACGGTCGCGGAACCGAGCCCGGTGATGCTGCGCTGCAACCCGGAGCGGGCGATCCACCACACCAGACCCTGGGTCTGACGCGCGACGTCGATCGTCGCTGCGGTATGCAGGTCGGCGCCGAACTCGGTCGAGCCTGGGCTCCAGTGGAAGGAGTGCTCGAAGCCGTTGACCACGGCATGCGTCTTCTTCAGCGCTTCCAGCACGTAGCGGTCGGTGATGCCCCACATCGAGACTGCGCGCTCGGTGCCGGATACGCCGAACGCCCGGCCCTGGATCTCGGCGACGCTCTTGAGCTTGGCCGTGTACTGCGGCGTGCCGGATGCGTAGGTGTGCCCTTCCGGCTTGGCGTTGATCGCGTTCCAGTCGCCGCCCGCATCGAACACCGAAGACACCCGGCTGATGTCGTTGTAGGTGTCGATCGGCTGGTACATGAACACGCTGTTCATCGCGATCCGTTCGCAGACTTGCTGCAACGGCGTGTCCAGCGGGAACAGGTTGATGAGCAAGTCCTGGACCTGCTCCTTGAGGGTGGCCTCGTTGACGGCGGTGGCGACTGCGGTGTTGTCGAAGAGAAGGAAGTCAGACATCTGGCGTTACGTCGATCGAGGGCGCAGGTGAGGTTTGATGCGGTAGAACCGTTCGGTGAAAACCTGGGCGGCATGCATGCGCGCGGCTTGGTGATCGCCCTTGCCGTGCGCCTCGTTCATCTTGGCGAGATGGTCGACAGTCTTCTCGTTGCGGTCCTCTGACTGCCCCGAGATCGGCATCGCCCCGTGCAACGCCCGATCCCACGCCGGCCGTTGGGACTGCGGGAACAGGTCGCCGTGCTCGTTCTTGGCGAGCAGCAATGCCTGCTGATCGGTGAGCCCAGGGTTCTTGCTCTTGACTGCCATCACCTTGTCCACCTGCGGCTCGTTGAGCCCCAGTTGATTTGCCAACTTGTACTTCGCGACTTCCTGCCGCAGCGGCTCGAACTCCTGCTCGGCAGCCTTTCGGGCTTCGAGCATGAGATCGGCAACCAACGGCGAGAGAGCGGCGAGGTCGAACTTGCCATCCTTGGCTTTCTCCAGTTCCGCTTGCAGAGCCTCGGCTTGCTCGTTCGCTGCCCTCGTTTTGGCGCGCTGCTCGCTGAGTGCTGCAAGAGGAACATTCTTGCCTTCGGCACCAGCCTTGTCGGCTGGCTTCTCGGTCACTGCCTTGTTGGCAGTTTCGGGGGACGATTCCGGCATAGCGGTCCTCAACTGCGCCCGTTCACCCGGCGGCGGGATTGGCTTGTGTCACTGCGCCCCTGTTAGCCAGGCCCGAGCGCAGATGCGTTCTGAAGGCTACTTGTGCGGCGGCCCCTTCATGCCCATGTTGCAACAGGGATCGACCTGCGTCTGCACGGTCGAGTGCATCTCGTTCCCCTTGGGGACGAACTTGCCGGTCGTGCCTGCCATCGTGTCACGCTGCCCGTTGGGGTTCTGCGCGCTCTGGTTGGTCGAGGTCAGCGAATCGCCGCTGGGTTTGCTGTCGTGCATGTGGTTCCTATTCGAGGAGCCGGCGTTGTTCGACCAGCTCGTCCTGGAGAACGCTAGCCTCGCGCTTCAGCGTGTCAATGCGCTCCTGCTTCAAAGGCTCATCCTGCACCGCAATACGAAGGGTGCGCAGCGTGCCCTGGCAGCGGCCGAGGTCGTACAGTTCCATGCGCATCTTGAGGAACTTCTCGGTCTCGCTGTGCAGCAACGTCTGCAACCGAGACCGCAGGCTGACCCAGCCCGGATGCACGCCCAGCGACCGAACCGCCGTGTCCCACTCCAGTTCCAGGCCAATCATCACGAGTTCGTGCTCCAGGTCGCGAACGCGCTGGCGGATTTCGGGAAGGTCTTGGGTTTCTTGGGTCACAGGCTGTTCTCGGTCTGGTTGGTGGTTCGCTTGCTACCGCCGGAGCGACTGTACTTGCGGCTGTCGGCGGGGCCCGGATTCTCGTTTTGGGTCTGGCCACCGGGCGTCGAGTCGTTCGCCAGCGCGGTGAGCGCGTCGCTCATGCCGCCGCGCTGCGGGCTGGCCCCGCCACCTTCCTGCGCTTGCTGGCCGCCGGCTTCGGGTGGCAGCATGGTCTGCTGCTGCTGCATGCGACCTTGCCGCACCTGCTCTTGCGCCTGCTTGTTCTCCATCTGCTTCATGTGGCGCAGGCGATGCTGCCAGATCCCCTTGCGGACGTGGAGCGGCATCGGATCATCGGGGTCCAGCGCGCGCTGCCAGAGGAACTCCATGTCTTGCAGGTGCTGGACATCGTCGTCGTCCGGGTCGACATCCACTTCCTCGCCAGCGATCAGCACCTCGTTCTCCTCGTGCTGGCTGTAGAGCTGGTCGATCGGCGTCGGGATCTTGACGATGCGGTTGGCTTCGTCCGGACCGATCAGTTCGCGCGCGACGTCGTGCATCAGGGCCGGCTGGTCGACCGTGGTCGGGTTGGCCATCATGAACGGCGTCATGCTGTTCACGAACGCCTGATACCCGGTCGCCTTCAGCCCGTAGTTGCGCGTGTTGCGCAGCCCGATCAACTCGAACTGCACGTCGTCCAGGAAGTCGGCTGGCCCGACCGTGAGGTGCGTCTTGCGCAGGTCGAGCGCCCGCTTGCCGAGGACCGGGAACTCAACATCTTCGACCGAGAACTGCTTGTTGAGGCGGTAGAAGATGTCGAGCAGTTGTTCGAGCCCGTCGCCAACCGCGCGCACGATGCCGCGTGTCCGGCGGTTGCCTTCTTGCAGCGAGAGCGTGGCTTCGGTCGCGGTGCCGTTGCTGTCCTGGCCCATGTTGAGCCGGAAGCTGCCCACCGTCTCCTCGATCTGCCGCTGCCACATCGAGACCATCAGCGGCATGGCGCGCAGGAAGCCATCGGGGATCTGGGTGAAGCGGATGTTGCCGACTCCCTTGTAGATCGTGAACGGGCGCACCTTGTAGAGCGAGTCGGGCAGGTCGCTGTCCTCTTCGGCGAACGCGATCGGCATCCCGGCGATGGCGCTGCCGCGGGTGTAGATTTGCAGCGCGCGGTCGAGGTGCTGGTTGAGCCGGATCGCGTTGTCGAAGGTGCCGGTGCTGAAAAAGTGGTGGCCTGTCTTCGCGATCCGCATCGTCGCGTACGGACGATACTGCCCGTCGAGCGGATTACTCCGAACTTCGAGCACGGTCTTGCCGGCAGCCACCACCATGCGTGTGTCGTCGAAAGTTTCGCCCTGGTCGAAACTCATCCTGCTGTAGAGGAAGACGACTTCGACCTTCTCGGGGCGCCCGTCTGGCTTGGTCGCCATCTCGCCAGCCATCGGATAGCGCGCGGTCGGATCACTGGTGTAGCCGTAGGCGTACTGGTTCGGACCGAGCGTCTGGTACTGCGAACCGCTGCTCTCCAGCTTGTCGAGGTTCCGCCAGCCGAGTTCCTTGCCGATGCGGCGAACCTCGTCGATCGTGAGCCATGCGCGGTGGCCGACGTAGATCGCCTCCTGCGCGTTGGTCGCCTTGGTGTCGATGATGAAGTCGAACGGGTCGATCAGTTGCGCGCGAGGGCCGGAGTAGTCGATCACCTTCTTGCGATCGATCTTCACCGAGCGATGCAACCTGCCCTTCTCGTCGAACTCGCGCTTGACCGTGAGGACGTTGCGCCAGCTCTCCTTGTTGTCCCACCAGACATAGAAGGTGCCGACCTGCGTGATGAGCGTGTCGCGGATCGCCGGCTGCAACAGGTGCCGCACCTTGGCCTGGGTGAACTGCCACTCCAGCATCGCCGAGATCGCGTCGGCCGCCTTCATGTTCTTGCGGCGGCGGCTCACCATGTCGAACCACGGGTCGTGCGCTTCGACCACGATCTCCTCAATTCGCGGGATCAGCGTCTCCATCGCCTTGTAGATCTCGGGCGAGTGCACGTCCTCGGGGCCGCCGCTCGCGAGCGTGTTGCCGGCGAGCATCTTGTTGGTGGCCCGCCAGCGCCGGAACAGCGGCTGCATGCGATCGGTCCACTCGGCCATGATCGAGGTGACCGCGTTGAGCACCGCGCTGTCGGTCTGCTCATCGCCAGCGCGATTGGCCGTCGCCTCCTGCGCGCGACGAAAGGCGATCGCCTCCTCGGGCGAGAACACGCCTTCGTCTTGCGGGATCGAGATCGTCGTGGTCATGGAGCGAGGGCTGTCGATCAGGGAGCGAGGGCTGTCGATCAGGGAGCGAGGGCTGTCGATCAGGCTGGGTTGGTTTCGTTACCCAGATACTTCATCGCCAGCGGCGTCGTGGAAGGGAACACCTTGCCCCAGAAGGTGAAGGCGACCACTCCAGCGGTGAGCGTGCCGCCGATCAGCATTTCGAGGGACTCGTTCTCCTCCATCGGCAGCCAGCACCGGCCGTTACTGATGTTGAGCGAGCCGTTGGTCGCCGGCACGAAAGCATCGAGCAGCACGTTGGTCGTGTTGATCTTGTGGCGGAAGATGACGTCGGCGAACGCGGCTCCGGTGTTCACGCCGGTGATGTGGTAGCCGGTCACGACGAGACGATACGTCAACACGCTCTCGACGATGTCGTAGGTGTCGCCAGCACCAACGGCTGTTGGTACGGCGGGAGCGAAATTGATCGTGTCGGTAACCGGATCGAACAAGGTGATCGTTCGATACAGGCCGCTGTTGGTACCGCTGGTGAACTTGACGACCTTTCCAGCCCAGACATCCGTGGCCTCGGTGCGCGCCGCGTCGATGATCCTGATCGTATTGCTGCCCGCGTCGGCGATGCCACCCGACACCAGGGCTGCGGTGGCGACTGCTGGCGGCACCAGCTTGACGTCCACGGACGTGGCGGAGGTCCTGCGATTCTGACTCCACCAGTTGTTGCGGTTGCCGAGGTAGTCGTGTGATTCTGGTTGCATGTTGGATCTCACACGATGGCGTCGGCGACTGATGCAACGATCGATCCGCCGCTGTAGTGGCGGAACGTGCCCCAACAGAGCTGGAATCGCTGCGCGAAGATGTTGTTTGCCCCTTCGACCCCAAGGAACACCGGGTTGAGCGCGACGTTGGCTGGCAGGTTCGCACCGTAGCGAGAAAACGAGTTCGACACCGTGGCGGCAGCACCGTCGCCGTGGGCATTCGTGTACTCGCTCCACCCGATTGTCGCCGGGAAGTCGCCGAGTCCCATGCCGACGATCGAGTCGGCGGCGTTCTCGACGAAGATGCCGCTGAAGGCATGACCATGTAGGACCAGTTCGGTCGAAGCCCCCTGCGTCACGGTGGCAGCAGAAAAGAGCGGCACGCTCGGATTGGTCGTCGGATCGAGCGTAGTCGTGTACCAGAACTTCTTGCGGTTGATCGGCGCCTGACCAACGATGCCGGTCGGCGTCGCGACGTCGCTGAACTCGACGATGTCGTAGGTGTCGGCGGCACCGGTCGCGGCGGGAGTAGCCAGCACCCACGTCACCGTGCCGGTCGCAGAGGCGAAGCTGGTGATGATGCGATACTGGCCGAGGTTGGTGCCGCTGGTGAAGCGGATCACCTTGCCGACCATCTGGATGGTTGTTGCGATCAGGGCCGAATCCACCATCGTCGTGGTCGAGCCGCCCGCGTCGGCGATGCCAGCCGCGAGCAGCGGCACTGGTGAGGGCACGTAGCGGTAGGAGACGACGTAGGTGGCCTTGTCGTCGTTGGCGCTCGCCATGTTGGCCGATGCCTGGATGTAGACGCCTTCGCCGACCGGGCCCTGGATGCAACCCTTGGTGTCGTCGATCAGGATGCGCGGTTGCCAGCGCGTGGCTGCGCCTCTGGCCCAGGCTCGCATCACCATCGAGCCGTTGGCCGCGAAGGTGCCGGTCACTCCGTCCCAGAAGCCGAGCAGGTTGTTGTCCTCGGCCGCGTTGAAGTTGTGGCCGGTGTGGTAGAAGGCGAGGATCTCGATCGCCTTGCCAGCGACGCCAGGGATGATTTTTTTCTGGGTTGCGGCGACGGTGCCGTTTGCCGCCTCCGAGTTGGTGCTGGCGACTGCTGGCAACTCGCCATTCGGGGAGATGTCGCCGTCCCGGAGTGCGGCGATGAGCGACTTGACGCGGTAGCTGATCTGGCAGTTGATCCGGCTACCTTCGCTGGCCTGAACCCACAGCGTCGAGCTGGGGCGCACCACGATCTTGCCGCGAGGCTGGAGATGCATCCGGTCGGTGTGCACCGCGTCGACCGCACCTGGGAAGTGGAACCGCAGCACGTGTGGCGCCACGGTGTCGGGAGAACCGAGCACGTTGATCGTGCGCCCGTTGACATGGAGCAGGGCGGTGACGTTGGTCGCCGCGTCGTTGGTCCTGGCCGTGAGCACGATCTCATCGATCAGGGCGACGTCGTAGGGGCCGACCCGGATCGGTTCGTTCGGCGATGCCACCGCTCCCGTTCCGACCGAGAGGAACGAGCTGTGGGCCGACTTGCGGTAGCCGAGATCCGCCTCGCTGAAGCGGCTCGGGTTGTGCGACACCTGTACCATTGGCCTGCTCATCGTGTGACTTCCTTGGCCGGCTCCGGATAGGGGCCTGCGTTTCGTGGTTGTCCTGCGGGCAGCTTGGCGTCCTTCGCCAGCCGTTGGTAGAGGCCCGCCACCTGCACCCAGAGCCGACTGATCATCGGCGAGTAGTCGCGCAAGCTCGCGAGCACGTCACGGATGCGCTGGATCTCCGACAAGCGGAGCGAGACCAGCGGGTCAGAGTCCTTGCTCATGCAGTGTTCGTTCCCACCAGTCCGCCGAATTGGCAGACTCGTAGTGGTCGGCACGGTATTGCTCGGTGCGCTCTTGTGTCAAGGACTTGGGGCTCTCGCGTGGCCGGTAGGGCTTGTAGACGCACAGGCGCCGGCTGCCGCCCTTGCGGGTCTTCTCGGACTCCAGGATCATCGCGAGCGTGTCGGCGATGTCGCGCTTGCCGGTGCCCTTGACGAACTCGTCGACCAGCTCGCCCGAGGGCAGCATGGCCTTGGTGGTAGCGTCGTAGTGACCGACCGGGTCCCAGAGCGACTTCGGGCCGTCGAGGTCGACGAAGGTCTTGGGCACGGTGGCGACGACGTAGAAGTGGCCCTGCTTGAGGACGGGCTGCATGCGCTGGATGCGGGCATCCTTCTGGCTCTGCGGTGGCCGCGCCATCTCGATGGTGCGCAGCCGCAGCTTGCGCGCGCGGCTGTCGCGTTCGATCTGGTGGCGGAAGACGGTGGCGAGTGCGACGCCTTCCCAGGCTTCGCCGCAGTGGTTGCACTTCGTCTGCCACTCTTCGAGCATGGCGAAGAAGCGATCGCAGAACTCGGTTTCGTCCCAGTGGCCGACGTCGAGGTCGAGCAGGTAGACGTTGTCCTGGGCATCGAGGCCGACGTAGGCGAGCACCGAGTAGCACGAGCCCACGGTCTGGCCGGTGGCGGTGTCGGTGAGCAGGTAGGTCGAGAGCTGCTTGAGGTCGTCCCCCCAGAGCAGAGGCTTGAAGAACTTGCGTTGGAAGCTGCCCTGGCCGGTGACGGTGGTCTGGTTCAAGTACTGGCGGCAGAAGTGGTCGTACTTGCCCTCCATCGTCATGCCCCAGAGTTTCTGACGCAGGTGGTCTAGCGTGAGATGCGGGAAGGTGAGTCCGGTCGGCAGTGGTTCCAGGTCGATGCTGCCATCCTGCGTGGTGACGATGCGCACGCCGGCACCGCAGACGATCTGGCCACCGAGGGGCGGGCGGAACAAGCGGTTGTTCTGGAGGTCGTTGGTGAGGTCGTTATCGTCCCAGATGGTGGCGACGTAGCCGATCGAGCCGCCCTTGGCGACGAGCGGCAGCAGCGAGGCGAACAGTTCCTTGGACTTCCGGTTCTGGTCCTGGTTGGTGACGTTGGTGTGGTCGATGAAGTCGTCCACGAGCAGCAGGTTGCACCGGCCGCCCGGACGCATCGATTCCTGGGAGAACGCGGTGAAGGTAGCGTTCTGGAGGCCGTGCATGGTGCGGGTGGCCACGGTGAACTCGGTGGTGCCCCAGCGTTCGCCCTGTTGCGGGCCGAACAGCGCGGTGATCTCGTGGCGTTGCAGTTGGTCGCGCACCGCGATCGCCTTCTCCAGTGCGAGCGCGTCGGTGCGGGTGACGTAGAAGATGCGGATGTCTGGGCTGAACAGGATGAGGCGGACGCACCAGGCGATGAGCAGCGTGGACTTGCGGCTCTCTCTAGGCATCACCAGCATCTTGTTGTGCAGCGAGGTGTCGTCGAGCAGGCGGACGGCTTCCTCGGTCTTGCCGGACTCGACGATGCCGCCCAGGCCTACGTTGAGCTTCCTGCCGCCTTCGTCCTCGTCGTAGTTGTAGCCGAGAAGTTCGCGGGCGAGGAACCCGGTGTCCGAGAGCAGGCGCTGCATCACCTTTGGATCGGACAGCGCTCGCTCTACGATCGAGACACTCACGCGCTACCGACGGTGGCTGGTGCGGGTTCCGTCGCTGGTGCTTCGGGGTGCGTCTGCGCGTATGCGTCCCACAGGCGGGTAGCGGCGTTGAGCCAGCCCTTGTGGATCTTGTTGCCGACGCGGGTGAGGGTGGGGCCATCGATGCCGAGCAGCTTGGCGCGTTCGGCCCAAAGTTCGAGTCGCTTCTTGCCGTTCTGGTTGTCGTTCTTCTTGCGGACTTGCAGTCCTTTGGCCGGTGGTTCGATTGGGGTTCGTGCGATGGCGCCGAACTCCTGATCGTTACGCGCGGTCATCAGCTTTTTGAGGTGATCCTTGAGGATGGCCTGCACGCGTTCGTCCACCTTCTGGTTGAACTCGTCTGCGGAGACGCCGACCGGCGCTTGCGGCTGGAGCATGCGGGTGGTGTCGATGCCATCGAAGATCAGTTGCCGCCAGCGATGCACGATCTCCTCCACGGTGTGCGAGGTGGCAGCGATCTGTTCGCACTGTCGCCAGCTAGGCCCCATCCAGCGTTTCCAGTTCTGGCCGTCTGGGAAGCGGGTGCCAGCGGGAGCCTTCTCGGCGATCGAGAACGCGATGTCCTTGCGTGTTGGGTCGTGCTGGACGCGGTACTTCGCGTTGTCGACATTTCCGTGGTTCAGTTCGTTGAAGAGGATCGTGATGGCGTCGGCGAGGACGGCTGAGGTTTCCTTGTTCATGCTTTTCGGTAGGCTACTGCGATGCGAGCCGAAGTCGAGATGGTAACCACAAACGGATCCCGCGAGCAGGAAGCCGAGGATGTGGTCTGGCTGCGCAAGCAGGTGGTGGCGCTGTTCAAGGCAGCGAAGGACGTGAGCGAGCCCGATCACGCGGTGTGCGTGAAGTACGCCGAGATCCTGCTGAAGCTGCTGCCGCGGGCTTCTGGGAGCAGTGGGCAGGACGTGAGCAAGGCGGTGTTGGCGGCGCGGCAGGCGGTGGCGGATCGCATTCTGGATGGAGCGCCTTGAGCAAGCACCTCAAGGTCCCGCATCTGGAGATCGGCACCTACGTGTGGATGAAGGTGCACAAGGAGACTTCGGCGGCGAAGGCGCTGGTGATCGGATGGGATCCGTACGACAACCCGCGGCGCTGTTGCGTGAAGCTGAAGTTCTCGCGCATCGATCTGAATGGGCCGCTCGGCTACCGCGAGATCTGCCACGAGGCGTTTGATACGGCACTGGTGCGGGTGGGCTCGTGATGGAAGCGATGCACATCAGCGGCTCAACGCCCCCCTGTGCATTCTGCGGCTACCCTGACGCGCCGTTCCACCTGATCTTCACCGACGTGCCGCGTTGGCGCGTGGTGCGGGCCTGCTGCGTCTGCCGCAAGCTGGACCTGCGTCGGTGCGTGGACCTGCTCGCGGCCCGAGAGGAGAAGGAGCCAGCCAAGACATGAGCGAAGCACCGAACCAGCCATCGATCGCTGCGCGGCTCGACTTGCTGCGGCAGCATAGCTACCGACTGCCGACCCAGGACAAGCGCCTCATCGAAGCCGGGCAGGTGGCGATGCTCGAATACCACGAGCGCGAACTTGCCCGCAAGATGCGGTCTAAGGCGCGGAAACTGGTGCTATGCTCGAACTGCGAAGATGAGGTCGTGGCAGTGATGGAGAACGGCTGGTGTGGCCGCTGCTACAACATCTGGGCCTCGGCACCATTCCGGGACAGCGACGACAAGTTGCCGATGCGGAGGTTGAAACCTGAAGACCTGAAGCCTGCGAGTCGGTTCGAACTCGAACAGTATGGGTTGATCTGATGGCGAGAATCTCGAATCGGCGCATCGAGAAAGACCTCAACGGCAGGCCGATCGAGCCACAGCCTGACTACCACTGGATGGACAGCAGGCAGTTCCTGAACTGGCGTCTGCAACGCGCGATCCGCAGCGGCAAGTCCTACAACGAGCACACCGTGATGAGGCGTGCTCGCATCGACTGGAACCGTCTGCAACGCACCGAGCGCCAACGCCAAGCACGCACCAAGAGTCTGTCCGACCCTTCGGTGCCGCAACCGATCACACCGCACTTCCTCGACGCTCTGACCGCCAAGGAAGTGGTCGATCACATCCTCAAGAGCGTTGACCGACTGCTCTGCGAGGCGCTCCGCATCAGATACCTCGAAGGCTACTGCACCAAGTCAGCCGCCAAGCACTTCGGCGTCACCGCCCGCTACCTGCGAACCATGATCGCCAAAGCCTTCAAGCAGGCTCGATCTGTCCCAATGTAGTAATGGTGCGGCCCAAGTGGCGAGTGCAACGACTTCTGTAGGGGTTGTTCATCGCTCGATCGAACCCGTTGCCTCAGACTCGCACCGGAACCCAACCCACCGACACGCGCGACTGCCGCCCCAACACGCCGACCGAAGGCGCGAGCACGATATGCCGCTCACCCCTCCTGGCTCTCAACCACCTCAGCCAGCTTCGCCAGCCGCCGGTCCCGCTTGCATCGCTCCCGCTTCCACCGCGCCAACGGACTCAACCGCTCCGGTAACGCCGCCGCTCGCGTGACCGCATCAACCTCGCCCCAACGACGCCGCTTGCCTGACACCGCAGCGACACTGGCGTCCCTTTGGGGGGACGGGGGTCCCTGTCCGTTGGGTCCCTCGGCCCCCGCGCGATGGCTCCCCCCCGGGATGGGGGTGGGCGGCGGTGGCGGCAGGGGCGCTGGCGTGTCGAGCACGACGACCTTGCCGTTGCGCCACACTCGGCAGCCCAGTGGCGGAGGCGGAGGAGGGAGAGGGATGCCGTCGATGGGCGTTGGCAGGCACTGGGCGCGAGCAGATGCGATGGCAGCACGCAGCACGCGCCACTTGGGCAGGCCGGGATGCTCGGCCGCGACGCGGGCACAAGCTCGGCGCGTGGCGATCGCAACGCAGGTGCGCTGTAAGATGTCGGCTAGCGCGACTTTTCGAGCCGTTGACGCGGCGTCGACGATTGCATCCAGGTCAGCGATGGCTGTCATGCTGTCGGGTGAGTAGCGCATCGGTTCGGTTGTGCGCAAGTGGCAAGGCGAGTCAAGCGCGCGGTCGTGGTTACGATTCTCGGGTGCTTAGGTGCGCCAATGGCATTGGCTTGCGGTGGTTAATGCGGACGAGCGGTATCACGTGGCACAGAAGTTTACAGTTCCGGCTGTACTTACTGGAGGGCCGCATTTTTTCTTGCATGCATTCCGAGCCCCGGCGGTTTCCGTGGCACTACAGAGACGAGGAGTTGAGACGATGACGACGACTGCTTTGAATGGCGCGCTTCTGCGCGATTGCGACGGATTCGGCGGCTACTGGCGTTGGCGCGATGAGGCCGAGCCGGATCCGCGCATCACGGATATGGGAATCTCGCAGGTACACAATCTGCGGTGCATCACCTACGGCGATGGCACCTACGTTGAGGTCCCGCCGCGCTTGGTAGGCGCGCCGGAGAACCCCGAACTCGACTGGATCGGCGCCGGCAGCTACCGCACTGCGCGCGACTACCGCGGGCGTATCATCATCCTGGTGCCGGTGGCAGACTGGGACGCGCGTCCCCCGTGCGGCGCATCGTGGGACCGCGCCCACGAGCCGGCGATCCTCGCCCGTGCGGCCACGCTGAGGTGACCCGCCCCCGGGAGCGTATCCCGGTCATTCCGAGCCCCGGCGGTTTCCGGGGCAACCGAGACGAAAGAGAGAGACGAACATGAACAAGACGACGAAGACAGTGACCGGCGGCGCCGGTATCCCCTATGGCCACGTGCCAGGCCACCAGTTTCACGACGTGGACTGCGAGCTGCGCCAGCGCGGGTGCGCGGTGGGTCTGCATCCTGACGGGCGCAACGTCTACCGCGGCGCGGGGGAGACCCCGGACGATGCGTGCCGCCCAACCAATTCCGCACCGTCGCGGAAGCCGCTGGCTGGATCCGCGCGCAGCTCGTGCGCGGGGCGGTGACGCCATGGTAGTCAAAGGATCTGCGGACGACATCGCGGCCAAGCTCGCCAAGGCGGCGGGAACCGGCCCGACCCCCAACATCGAGCGGCTGCATCTGCGCTACGAAGACGCAACCGGAGAACTCGATCGCTGCCTCGCCAAGCTGCTCTATTGGGCGGGGCGAGTCCAGGTCGCGAGGCGCAAGCTGCGCAACGTCGCCAAGGCGCTTGGCAAGGTCGACACGAGCGACGTGGAGGCGCAAGAGCCATGATGAACCGCGAAGAATGGCTACACGCGATGGTCGGCCGGTTGCGGCCGGACTTCGCCGCGATTGGCTACCAATTGCCGATCGCCATCCGCGTGTCGTGCGGCTGGCCAAGTCGCGGCGGCACTGCGGCGAATCAGCGGACCATCGGGCAAGCGTGGTCCCCGAAATGCTCGGCCGATGGCTCGTGCGAAACGTTCCTGTCGCCCGTGCTCTCGGACCCGATCGAAGTCGGCGCGGTGCTCGTGCACGAGCTTGTGCACCATGCTGTCGGCACTGAGGCCGGCCACAAGGGACCGTTCCGCAAGTGTGCGCTGGCGATCGGGCTCGAAGGCAAGATGCGATCGACCACGGCGGGAGCGAAGCTGCGGGAGCGTTTACACGCTCTCGCTGAGTCGGTCGGCCCCTACCCTCATGCTTCGCTCAACGCAGCGGCGACCGCGAAGAAGCAAGGCACGCGCATGCTCAAGGTGGCGTGCCAGGAGTGTGAGTGCATCGTCAGGATGACGCGGCAGTGGTTGGACGACGCCGGCGCACCAACGTGCGCATGCGGCGGCACCATGGCCGAGAGCGGGAAGGTGGCGCCATGAGCACCCCGCGCGAACCGAAGGACGTGGCGGCTACGGCTGGCTACCATGCCGCTCATCCCGACGTCGTTGCCTTCCTCCGACTGGCTCGCTGCCGAGCATGCTCTTTGAAACTGGAGAACCCTCCCGATGCGCTCCGCGCTCTGACCGGCGCGGGGCGCATCCTTACCCCTGACCGATGAGACGAACGAACATGACGACGATCAAGACCCAGCTCGAAGCCCACGCGGCGGCCTGCCGCGAAGCCATCGCCAAAGGCGAGCCGAGACCAGCTCTGCCGGCGGATCTGCGATACCTCACGGACGCCGACCTCACGGGCGCCTACCTCGCGGGCGCCTACCTCGCGCGCGCCGACCTCGCGGGCGCCAACCTCGCGCGCGCCAACCTCGCGCGCGCCGACCTCACGGACGCCAACCTCGCGCGCGCCAACCTCGCGCGCGCCAACCTCGCGCGCGCCTACCTCGCGCGCGCCGACCTCGCGGGCGCCGACCTCACGGACGCCAACCTCGCGGGCGCCGACCTCACGGACGCCAACCTCGCGCGCGCCAACCTCGCGCGCGCCGACCTCACGGACGCCAACCTCGCGGGCGCCGACCTCGCGCGCGCCGACCTCACGGCCGCCGACCTCACGGGCGCCATCGGCGTCAACAAGGAACCGAGCCAGGAGGATCGGGCCGCGTGGCTCGCGCGACGCGCCACCAGCGACGCGGAACGCGCCGAGAGATACCGCGAGATCCATCCGACCGCTCCGGTCGTCGCGAACCTCGACTCGCGGATCCTCGCCGCGATCACGACCGGAGGCGGCACGCTCAAGATGGCGCAGTGGCACACCTGCCAGACCACGCACTGCCGCGGTGGCTGGGCGATCACACTGGCAGGCGAAGCCGGCGCTTCGCTGGAGGCCGAGGTCGGCGAACACCGCGCCGCCGCCGCGATCTATCGCGCTTCGACGGGCCGGCAGCCGCACTTCTACGCAAGCGACGCGCAAGCACTCGCGGACATCCTGGCCTGCGCGGCGCGTGAGACCACCCCATGAGAGAGAGACAAACCGGCGGCGCCGGTATCCCCTATAGCCACGTCTTGCGGCCCCTATTTTCCCCAACCGAGAGAGACGAAACCATGACGACCCCGAACACCATCCTCCAGCAGCTCATCCCCCTCGCCGAGGCCCACCAGCAGGCCGACGACTACGTGGCTGGCAGCTACGGCGACCCCAAAGAACCGAAAGCCTGTGCCATCGGCTGCACCATCAACGACGCGCGCCGGCTCGGCCGGCTCGGCGTGCTGAACGGCGTCACGAATAGCGACCACGCCGCGATTGCCGCTGCGACCGGCGTTCCCGAGGCCGCGTGGCGGCTGCTCGACCGTTGCTTCGAGAGCATGCCTGAGGCCGAGCGCAGTGCACTGCCGCCGCGGTTCCTGCGGTCGGCTGCCGCTGGCGCGAATCTGGCCAGCGTCCCGGCCCGGATCTCGGCGCGCTTGATGCGGCGCCTGGAGGCCGACGCACTCGACGGCGCTGTCAGGTCGGTCGCGGCTCTTGTCGCGAGCCTCTACGAACGGCGCGGGCGTGGCGACGAGCCATCCAAAGGCGAGTGGGACGCCGCGAGGCAGCAGGCCTACGCCGCGGAGCAGCAGGCCTACGCCGCGAGGCAGCAGGCCTACGCCGCGAGGCAGCAGGCCTACGCCGCGAGGCAGCAGGCCTACGCCGCGTGGCAGCAGACCAACGCCGCGTGGCAGCAGGCCTACGCCGCGAGGCAGC